AACTTCCTCCGGGACCAGAGTATGATTGATCTCCAATCCACTTGCTCACGTTGAATGGTGACTCTGTAATCAACACCCATTCAAACAAAGTTCCGTATGGTGCTTCTCCGGGAATTATAACGCCCGGTGCTGAGTAGAAAGGTGAGTTCTGAATTGTAGCTGCTTGAGGAAAGAACGTCTCTTCTTGAGTCGTGGTCATACCGCCAATGTCGATGGTGTCTTGTGTCCAGATGTGATTAGCACCTTCACGATTCCATGGAGTATTCTCAACATACCATCCATTATTTGGAGGAGTAATTTCATGGGTTGCTGTGCATCCACGAAGGATCGTATCAAACATCACTGTTCGACTCATTTCTTTCGCCCCTTCTTCTTTGATGCACTCTTCCAACCCTTAGCCGCTTTCTTGAAGCGGGCTTGATGAGTCATACGCGGATGAGCCTTCTTGAGTTTGGCGAGTTCCTTCTTCATGTATTTGTTATACGCAGATGGTGCTCGCTTGACAGTCTTAACAGCCTTCTTAACTGCTTTCTTTCCTGCTCGCTTTGCTGTGGATCGTGCTTCTTGTTTTGCACTCTCAACAAACAGCGCCTTGAGTTCATCAAGGGTTCCTTCAACTTTCACCAAGGTAAACACCTCAGTTGTCTGCGGCTGTTGACTGGATTGCGATGGCCATGAAGTCCTTTGCACCGAGGGTAACGATGGATGCTTCAACACGAACAGTGACGTTGACGGCCTTGTTGGAATCAAGGATAGTCGACAATGCGGTGATGTACAGTTCATCGTTGACGACGTAACGTCCATCATCGCTACCCTTGCCAAAGTTGTCGGGGTAAAGATCGGTTTCCATGTTTAATCCACCGTTGCCCAAGTAATCGATGTGACCAGACGCCACAAGTGCTCGGTCGTTAGCAAACACCAAGCCGCCACGGTTTAGGTCGGTCACTTGAACCATGATTGCACCGTTGCCACCAAGTGAAATTGGAATGCGCTCATCTGCATCAGTTCCTTGGAAGATAAAGTCAACTGAATGAACTTGAAGTGCTTGACGATCGCCAACATCGACGTAACTTCCGAGGTCAATACCTGCAAGTGTCTCAGTGTTAGCGGCGCTGATCGTCACTCGTTCGGTTAGGGTAAAGGTTGCTGTCTTCTTTGTTGCCATTCTTAATCATCTCTTAGGGGGTGTCCGGGGGTTGTTTTTGTGCATGACGTACCAAACCGGTTCCCCCGGACAACGCAAGTACCCCACATTCAGCACTTAATCTTCTCTACCGGTGGCATGCCGGAAGCCGCAGGCTTCTATTACTCCCCCCAGCACACCCACCCCATGTTTAGTTCACCTATTTAGGCATTACTTTCATGCGTATGTACATATACTATGAGTTGTTAGCACTTTGTATGGGACCTCTCAGAACCACTACCGTTTGCCTGTCGATTAAATGCCCCGTTTGTGATGAAATGTTGTCGGGGCACAACCGAAGGGGGTTTGTTGCCTTCTGTCGTGCGCATATTGAGTCTTGTAATACCTTGGGTTCCTTTTCAATAACTGAATCATTTGAAGTAGAGGAGGAATGAATATGCCAAACCGTACTATTAGCCTCGACGAAGTAAGCGATGCGATCCGAAAGCAACTTGTCAAAGACGGTGAGAACTTCTCACACTGGGTTCGGTTGCAATTGCGAAATCATCAGCCGGGTAAAAGTGAACCGAAAGTGAAGCCTGCGCCTCCTCGCAACTACATGTGCAAGAATTGTTTTGGCAATCATTGGACTGCCGACTGTCCGACGTTGGAGGCTTCTGAATGAGTGAACGCCGATACTACAATGTTTTGACATATTGCAGTCGTCCTAATTGCCTACGAGAAGCAAAATATGCTTTGATCGATGAAGGTTTGCTGTTATTTAGATGTCCTGAATGTAGGAGTGTGGGCTTGTAATGTGCGTGAGATGTGAAACCTGCAATGAGACTTACTTCTGCAAGCACAACCAACGCCTAAGCACTGGTGAAGTCGTTCGATGCGAATACAACTTCCTTTGGGTTCAGAGTTGTATGCTCTGCGATCCTGCTCAAAGGATGTCTCAGCCCAAGTAAGGAATCATTGAGATAGCAAGTTGAACAGTTTCGAAACCACCGACCAAACCGAGAGTGAGAAAGGACACAAGCACGTTAAGTCGGATCAGACTCTCAAGGTTGGATTCTTTCTCTGCGCGTCGTTCTTCACGGGTCATCAACCACTGTGCGAATCGTTCGGTCTTGCTTGGCAATTTTACTTCTTCAATTGGTTTTTCTTCTTCTGTCATAGTAACACTTCCTCGACCATGTCGAGTTTCTTCCCGTAACTTCTGCCTATGTTTGCCCACTTGCTTGTGTTAAATGCAAGTCCGCCAAACCATAGGGCGTCAACAACTGGAAGAGGGCCATCGATCCACACGATGGGGTAGGTCCACACATAAGTGGCGAACCCAAGAGTTGCTCCAGCAATAGTGCCAACTGCTTCAAAGTTAATGTTCGTCTTTGGATCGAGTGCTTTAGGAGTTGGTGCTTGAACAACCTCGGCAGTGGTGATGGGGTTCTGACGAGTCTGTTGACCCAACAACTTCCACCATTCAAGTTCCATTCAATTCAAATCCTGCGCGAGTTTGTAGGACTGTCGAAGTCGCATGATGTAGGAGAGATCGTTTTCTTCCTTGCCACTGCCCACAATGATTACACGCATGTGAGGAACTTGGATTGTAAAACCTGCTTGAGGAGCGAAGCCGTATGTTTGTACCTTGACAATTCTAGTGACGTACAACCGGTCTGATGCGGTTGGTGTCATTGATCCAAACTCTTCTGTCGCATATACGACTCCTGCTTGTTGTGGTAAGGAAGAATTGTTAGCAATCATCTGAACTCGACCGTAAAGGATGTTGTCAAATCCAATTGTTTCGTTTTGATTAGTCGTGCGCCGTGGATCCATACCGGGGCATGCATATTGAGTGTCAAAACTTCCTCCGGGACCAGAGTATGATTGATCTCCAATCCACTTGCTCACGTTGAATGGTGACTCTGTAATCAACACCCATTCAAACAAAGTTCCGTATGGTGCTTCTCCGGGAATTATAACGC